CTGTTACATTGTTTTGATCACCCCAATTACCTGCGTTCCAACTAAGTTCGCCCCAAGCGTTGGCCATAATAGGTTTACCTCCCTATTACGCGTTACCAATTCTTAGAATCGCTGCTGAAGTTGTGAAAGCTGGGAACTGAATTGTAAATGTTCCTGAAGTTGCTGTTTTGTCTGAACCAAAATCTAATACTGCAACCGCCGCATTTGACGATGAAGTATTATAAATTAATGCACCTCTAGCTGTAATTGTAACACCAGTAAAAGATAAATCCGCAAAGTCCACAATTGCAACTCCTGATGCAACTGAAGTACTTGGATTTGGTTTTACTAGAGTTCCACCACCTGCAGAATACTGACCAGAAGCCGGAACTTCGTTAGTCGTTGTGTAAACTGTAGTAGCAGAGCTTAATGTTGCAGCTGAAGTATACAAAGCAAGTTTAAAAGTATCACCACCAGAAAATTGAAAATCATGTTTTCCTTCTAGCACTTCCTTTTTAAAACTATTTGCAACCGCTTGTGTTATTGCCATTTTTTACTCCTATTATTGTTGTTGTCGAATTCGAGGTGAACCATCTTGATATTCATCTCTTCTTCGTCTACCCATTTGTTCAATTGAGAACCCTTGTGCTGACTCAGCATATCTTTTTTCATAATACTGAATCATGTCCATAGGACCTTTTAAAAAGCCAAAAGCTTCAACTAAACATGCATACAATAAGCCGTTTGGAAATTCCTTACTTAAGTATGTTTGTGTATTACTACTTGATAATCCAGTTGGTTTCAAGATATAATTTATCTGCATGTTATAATTTTGATCTGGTGTTGGAGCCAGTATAATTGTATTTTCATCCCAATAACCATAATATTTAGGAACTCCTTGTACTCCTGTTGGATTATACTCGGATATGAAACTTGTATCTCTGTATTCTAAAAAAGATCTACTTGAATTATCTGCTCCACCTGTAGAATTGGTGATTTGAGCTGATCGAATAATTAAAGTTTCATCATTAATTAAAGGTGTATTTACATATCTTTGACCTGCAACAATATCTGCTTGAGCATATTGTCTATTATTATCAGAATCTATTTCTCTTAAAATTCTTAATTCAGCATCATTTATAAATCCATCTACAATAGTAGATGTAAATACATTTGAATCTACTTCACAATAATCTCTAATTTTTTGTACTAGTTCTGCGTATGTCATTATGGTGTCAAGGTCACTGGACCAGCAGTCACAGTTATACCTCCTCCTTTTTCTGTTCTTGTAGGTGTAGCACCTAATGAGAACGTGTAATTATTTGTGTCTGTTACTGTTATACTAAATCCATTTGCATTTTCAAATACAGAAAATGCAATTCCTCCAGGAGTACCATCAACATTTCTAAATACAACTAAATCACCAGTTGTTCTTCCATGACTTGGTTCATAAACAGAAACAGTTCCTGATCCTGAAGTTAAACTAAATGGATTTGATTGTAATAAATTTGGTGTAGCAGGTTCTACTCTTGCAGGTCTAGCTTTTGGTAATCCTTGTCCATCAGCCGTGAATCGTCTTGGCTCTAACTGTGGATGCTTAGGCTCGAACTCTGAATAATGGACAAAGGCTCCATTCCATTCAGTAACCATTTCAGAATATGGAAATGCTTGACCACTTCTATCTGATATTGCCTGTGCGTATTTTCCTCTAGATAAATTAGACATTTGGATAATAAGTTTTTGGGGTTATGTATGCACTTGAAGAAGAACCATCTTCTTGTAAAGCTCTTTGTAATTCATCTTCATAAAGCATTTTTAATTCTTGGATTCTTTGTGGCGCTTTTTTAATAGCCAAATAATAAGCAAGGCCCGCACACATACAAGGAACGAACCTATAAGGTACATCGGTTGCGTTTGTATAAATTCCAGCATCTTGTATCCTTTTGACATAATAATAGTTAATTGTATTACCTGCTTCACTTGAGCCTGGAGTAAGATATAAAGTTATTGTAACTCTGTCTATAAATCTTTGTACAAAATATTGTACAGGTTGTCCTTCAGATGATTTATTAGATAAAGCTTGATAAGCTGATCTATTAATTTTTGTTAAAGGTGTATCTATAGAAGATGCATTCCTATAAGAGCACTCCAATATATCATCAACGCCATATACACTAGTGGCGTCAGAAGTGCCATCACCGGGCGAACGATACATTGTATAAGTTGCTTGACCATCTACTAAAGTTATTGAGTTATTTGCAACTTCCCAATAGTGCAAACCTCGGTTTGCCCACTCTTGAAATAGAATGTTTAAGGAACGTCGCGCCGTTTTAATATCATAACCCGCATTTGGCTGCAAGCCAATTCTTTCATAAGACTCTTCAATTATTTCATCAATTGCAAAGTTCTTATCAAAGACGTATGTACCGGAAGTAGTGTTAGCCATCTAACCCCCTATGCTGTTAAGTTCGGCCCTGAATATTTATCTGTTAATAAAGTTACAGCTGAAATAGTAGTATATGTAGAAACAAATATTCCTTTTGGAAATAAAATTCCATCTTCTGGGAATGAAAAGTTAATAACATCTCCAGCTGGACAATCTGCAGTAAATAAAGCTTCACCTGCTTGTGAAGTTGTAGTCAAAGTTACTTTGCCTGCATTTGTTGTGTCACTGTTAGATACAATAATACCTCTTAATCTAACTGGGGGCGCAACAATAGCAGTGGTTGTAGCAGCTTCAAATCTAGTAGCTTGTATATCACCTTTACTTGCCATAATTTTTTCTCCTTAAAATTTGTAGGAGCTCCCGAAGGAGCTCCAGTAATTATTAACTTCCTGAGAAAGGTGTAACATTCGCACCATTAGTGCTTTGTAATGTTAATCCTTCTACAAACCATTTGTTGTCATACAACGCTGTTAATTTTACTACACTACCAACAGCACCACCTTGAGTAGTTCCATTCATAGTTATAATATCATTAGCTGCTGCAGGTACGAATACATTGTTCGCTGCAGTTGTAGCGTTTGTACTAGCAACAGTGATGGCACCGACAAATTTATCAGTTCCGTCTGTGTTAATAACAACAGGTGATGCAGCTGTTTTTGTTACAAATGTAAAAGTTGCACCAATGTTATTTCCACTGTTGTAATCGTTTGGACCAGCTGCTGGTGAATCAGTAGCTGCGCTAATTGTAGGTAGAGTTACAGTTACAGTAGTGTTGTCTAAAGCGACAATTCTTCCTGCGTGTGCTTCTACGCTTACTGTTAAAGTTGTAGTTGAGTGTTCTACAACGTTTCCTTTACCAGCACCAATGAAACCATTTAAAGATTTTACTGGTCCTGAGAATGTAGTTTGTGCCATAGTATTATCCTCCTAGTTATTTCTACATAGTCTCTAGGCCGTCGACTATACGCGTCTATGTAGAATAATTTATGTATAGTAGTTAATTTATATATGAAATTATTAAAGAGTGCAAGAAATCCCTACAGCAAAAAGGTCTTTTTTAACGATGTAAGTCCTAATTAACCAGCATAAAGATGGATTTCACCATCTCTAGGATTGCTGTGGACTTGCTCTTCTTGTTGCCTGATGATTGATCTAATTACTGTTTTAATCTCATCACCAATAACAGACATTTCAGCGGTAATTTGTCCCTTGTTTTCAAGAAACAACTCGTTCCATTTAGATTCGAGTTTGAGTTTCTTGGCGAACAGTACCATGTTGTCCTGAGCCATTATAAACCTCCTCATAGGTTATATAAAAATCATTTGCAGTACTATTGTATTGCAAATCATTTTGTTCCCAATCTATATCAGATTTTCCTAGAAAGTCAATGATATGAGGATTCAGCTCATCAGCATTATTTATGTCTTTATCACTTTCAATTTCAAATTTGGTTTGAACGTATTTTGTGAAGATTTTTATTAAATATTTCTTTTTCATAAGTCTTTCTTTCTATCAAAAAAGAAGGGGCCCATCAAGGGCCCCTTCAAAATAATTAACACTCGAAAGTATTAAGCACCTTCAACACCGAAGATACCTCTAGGGTCAGATACACCAAATGAGTATCTTTCTCTAGCTTTGTATCTCATGTTACCAGTATCGAAGTCACCTTCCATCTTAGTAGAGATAGGTGATCTTTCGAAGTACTTCATACCATTTGGCACGTCTGTAATGATGTAGAACGCATCAGTGTCTGTTAGGAAGTTGTTAACCACATAAC